TGACTAAAGCGTTTTTAACTTACCTGAGAGAGTTGTTCCCTGAGATTCCTATTTACTATAAATTAGGCAACCACGAAGAAAGGGTAAGAAATTATTTACTTCGTCAAGCAAAAGAGTTTAGTGACGTTGACAATTTAAAGTTTGAAAATTTGCTTTCATTGGAAGAATTTAAAATTGAGTTAGTCAATAGAGAGATTATCAAATTAGGCAAGTTGAATGTATTACACGGTCATGAAATGGGGGAAAGTGTTTTTAGTCCTGTTAACCCTGCACGAGGAATGTTCTTAAAGGCTAAATCTTCTACTATCTTTGGACATAATCACCAAGTATCACACCACTCAGAAAACAACATAAACGGAGAATCTACAGGAGTTTGGTCAATGGGTTGCTTATGTAGTTTGTCACCTGATTACAGACCTTATGCCTATACTAAATGGTCACACGGCTTTGCTTGTGTAGATGTCAATGAAGATTTGACCTTTCACGTGAATAACATGAAAATCATTGACGGCAAAATAATATGAGAGTAAAAGTAAACTTTGTTTTTCAAGAAGAAAACATTGATCCAATTTACAAAAAGTTGGGTTTAGAAATGGATGCAGACGCTTTTGAGATAGTAGAAGAAGGGTGGTTAAACCTAAATCACGTCATCGCTGCGTCAGAGTTTTATGAACTTACACAAGTTTATTGCACAGGTGGTCACACTTTTTTAATAGATTTGCCGTTAAATGAATTTGAAGCACTATGGACGTAGTTAACAAACCTGCACACTATCAGGGTAAAGTAGAGGCTATAGATGCTATCGAATCATCAATGACAAATGAAGCATTTAAAGGTTATTTACACGGTAACTGTCTTAAGTATCTTATGCGTTTTACTCGTAAAAATGGACAAGAAGATTTGCTTAAAGCACAATGGTATCTCAACAAACTCATTGAAATCAATGGCAAGAATAGAACTCTCTAATATTGACTATATTCTCAAATGGGAAGGTGGTCTAAGTAAGCACAAAGCAGATACGGCATCACGTCACCCAGTACCTGATGGTAGCGGAAATCATACAAATAAAGGAATTACTTGGATGGTTTGGAAAGGTATTTTCGGAACTACAAACGAATCAATAGAATCTTTCTACAAAATGCCCAAAGACAAATGGGTTCAGATTTACCAACGCTATTGGGATGGTTTAAACTGCACTAAAATCGAATCTCAGATTATAGCTGAATTTTGGGCAGACTTTGCTTGGGGTTCAGGCATAGGCGGTGCGTCACGTCAGTTGCAGCGTTTTTTGAACTCTCACGGCTTCAATTTGAAAGTTGATGGTAAGATAGGGCAATTCACAATTAGTGCCTTAAATAGCCTTATTGAGCGTAATGGAGAAAAGTGGGTGTTTGAATCTTGCTACTCTTGGAGGGTTCACTTTTTGCAAAGTTTGACTTCATTCAAAGATTTTGGCAAAGGTTGGATTAATAGATTACAAGACTTCTATATTTACGCTCAAAGACGTTGGCAACCTTAGACGACATAGGGAAAAAGTTTAGCGACTTCAATCCTGCTGGAGACAAAGGGATTCAAGGCATCCTACAAAATTGGGGCAACGAGTTAATTTCTAAATTTCGTGCTAATCTTCAAAAAAACAAATCACTTGCATCTCGTAGACTTTACTCAGAGATAGAGCCTGACATTTCACCAACGAAAACAGGCTACAGTCTACAGATTAAAATGCTTGACTATTACAAGTGGGTTGAAGACGGTAGACCACCGACAAAAACAAACACGCCATCTAGCCCAACGCTTCAGAAATCTATTGAGCAATGGATCATAAACAAAGGCATTCAAACAAGGACATCCAAAAATCAGTCACGAGCAGCATCGGTTAAGAGCCTTGCTTATGTAATCGCAAGAAAGATTCATCGTAAAGGAACTAAGGCAAGACCTTTTATTTCTCCTGTTCTAACCGACAAAATGAGGCAAACACTTGCCGACAGAATCGGTAGATATATAGCTGACTCTTTAGCGTCATAGTTCTGTCAATAAAGAAAAATATTTTTCTATTAAGGAAATTTATTTTATCTTTGCTGCATGGAACTACAAGAAATCATAAATCTTATTAAAGTAAAAAGAAAGCACGGACTCGTGAAACGAGTATCTGAGCAAACAGGCGTGTCTATGCCTACCGTACGCAAGTATCTTGACGGTGACGTGATTAACCCAAAAGCTATGTTGGTTATCAAAACTGCATTGGAGGAGGTTTCAAGATGAAAAAATTTATATTCAAACTAAAACGTATCTTTTCTAAAGAAAAAGTTAACGGCACCGCTGAAAGCCAACCAACTTATTCAGAGGGAGACCTTGTGAACCTTGTTTGGATGATTGAAAAATTAAGACATCCAAGTAACAAATGCACCATGAACGAACTTTTAGAAGAAGTCAACAAACACTTTGATGGGTTAAAAGCTATAAGGGAGGTTTCAAGATGAGCAACAAACAACAAACGGCAGTAGAGTTGTTGGAAGAAAAACTAAAAATTTCCTTTGGAAATGATATGAAACCATTAAGGGGATTTTTTGTAATAGCCAAAGAAATGGAGAAGAAGCAGATTATTAACGCAAATAGAGATGGTGTTGATATGGTTGTAGATAAAAAAGATTTTATCTCAGGTGAACAATACTACGAACAAACATACGGAGGTAACAAATGAAAGTTGAAGTAAACGTATATGTACACGACAAAGAGGTAGAAGTAGTATTTGATGACACTTTCACTTTTACCTATGATAGAATGGAAGTTGAGGATGTAATCATTGAACACTATTTCAAGAAATTTGAAGAGGTTATTTCTAAGGATGACGACAGTAGTCCATACGAGGTAACTTACAGAGTAGACTTAGAACACATCAAAGAACACGAACTATACAGAGTAATTCAAGAGACACTATGAAAACATCAGAGAAAATAACAAACCTAACGAAGGCAATGTTTTGCTTTCAAACCAAAGTATCAGCGGTTAAGAAATCTGCTAACAACCCACATTTTAAAAGCAAGTATGCTGACCTATCGGCTATTCTTGAAGTCATTAACCCTATTATGATAGAATGCGGTCTACTGGTTACACAACATCCAAATGAAGATAGTCTTGTTACTACGGTTTATCACGCTGAATCAGGCGAATGGATGCAGAGTGAACAAGTCCTGAGAATGAAAGATTTGAATAATCCTCAGCAACAAGGCTCTGCAATTACTTACGCAAGACGTTATGCCTTAGCTTCTATCTTTAATCTCAACCAAGAGGACGATGACGCAAATACTGCAACAGGCTACCAGGTCAAAGCAGTAAAAGAAGAGATGACACCTAAACACCCATTGTGGAAGAAAGCAGTTGACCATATCGTAAAAGGAGGTTCTATTTCTGACGTGACTGACAAGTACATTGTAAGTTCAGATAACATTGCTATTTTGACCGCTACTAAATGAATGATTTCACAAGGATGGAAATTACAATAACACAACAGGAAGAACTTTGGCAGGAGGCGAGACTATCTCGCTTCACTGCCTCAGAGATACACAAGCTGATGGGGATTTCTCGCAGCGGTGACATACTAAGCAAAACTGCTGAGACATTTGTATACGAAAAAGCAGCAGAGATTCTCACAGGTCAACGCAAAGCAATTTTCGGAGATGCTCTTGAATGGGGTAAGCAATACGAAGCCGATGCCTTTAACCATTTCGCAAGAATTACATTTGATGAGTTTACCTACTATGGTGGCGAGACATATGTTTTTATACCATACGGAGACCATAGCGGCTATTCTCCTGACGGCTTGAGCAAAGATGCCATCTTAGAAATTAAATGCCCTTACAACTCAGCAATTCACCTTAAAAACTTTACTATCTACGATGCCGATAGTTTGAAGACTTTGCATCCAGAGTACTATTGGCAGATGCAACTCGGCATGATTGCAGCTGACTTAGATAAAGGCTACTTTGTTAGTTACGATCCACGAATGCCGCAAGGCAAGGTCATTCACGTTGCGGAAATAGAACGCCATTTAGTACAAGACGAGATAGACGAGAAACTAAATGCAGCTGCTGAATTGTTGAATAATGTCATCAGATTGTAATTATATTTGCAATATTGAAAAAATATTTTGCATTTAAGGAAATTAGGTAGATATTTGAACCATGACACAACACCACTATTTTCAAATCGTTTGTATTCTATTCTTTGCAATAGTATACTTACTATGGTATCTTGCTATCAAGTTACAAGAGTTTAATCAAGAGCAAAAAGAAGCTGAGCCATTCCAAGAGCAGGAAAGACCATATGTTGATCCTGCTCACTTTAACGAGGTAATGAAGCACCAGGCTAAAGTTAGAAAAACAATGTACAGAGGTAAATTAAAACTATGATGACCGCAGTAGAATACTTATTTGACAAGTTAGTCAATACAGAGCCGACAAGAATGGAGTGCTTCCAATATCTAAAAGAGGCTAAAGAGATGGAAAAGAATCAAATCATTACGGCACACGAAAGTTCCGCTATTGAGTTAGGTAAACCTTACATAGCGTTAGACTGTGCGGTTGCTTATTATAAAGAAAACTATGAATAAACTAATTGAACAAAGAGTGGCGGCAGTTTTGCTCAATCACTCAGAAGCGAGAGACAATGATAATGTTTTACTCGTGGAATTTTGGAAAATGGAAATGAACGACAATGAGAAATATGCATATAAAACATACGAGTTTTTCAATATGCTTTATCAGGGCAAAGTGACCAATGCTTCAACCATTTCAAGAATAAGACGCAAACTGCAAATGCACTACCCTCATTTAAGAGGTGAACGATATCAGAAACGCTTAGAACAACAGGAAGAAGTAAAACAAGATTTAGGGTATGGGATTTCGTTGGACTGATGAGAGAATCGATAAACTCAGAGAGTTATATGTTGCTACTCACATTGACGAAATTTGTCAATTCTTTGGGACTAAGAGACACGTTGTTTACTGTGCTGCTCAGCGTTACAATATAGCACGTTCAGAGGACTTTAAAAAAGCCCATTGCTACAATGTCAAGCCAAATGTACCTACTCAATTTAAAAAGGGTATGACAAGCTGGAACAAAGGTAAAAAAGGCATTCAAATAGGCGGTAAAGAAACTCAGTTTCCAAAAGGTCACAAGCCTCATAATTGGAAACCTGAAGGAACAGAGAGAATCTCAAAAGATGGCTACATTGAAGTTAAGCACAACGGGAAGTATAGACCTAAGCATAGAATTATATACGAAGAGCATCACGGCATTAAATTAGATCCTTACGAAGTAGTTATATTTTTAGATAGAAACCCAAAGAACTTGGATATATCCAATCTAAAACTTATTTCACGTCAGGAACATATGCAACGCAATCACTGGGTACATTTACCTGAAGAACTACAAGAAGTAATACATTTAAAAAAGAACATAACTAAACTAATAACAGAATATGGCAAAAGACAAAATTCAAGACCTGAGACACCATCTATTTGAAACTATTGAAATGCTTAAAGACGGAGACATGGAAATAGAGAAGGCAAGAGCAATCAGCGAGGTTGCACAGGTAATCATTAACTCCGCAAAAGTAGAAGTGCAATTTTTAAAAGAAATGGGAAGTAATCGACATACTGGATTTATTCAGTTGGAAAATAAAGAAGAATGATATGCCAGTAGTTGAAATAAAAGTATTTGAACAGTACGAGTATCAAGATTATTTAATTACAATACAGGATCATTTTGGTAGTGGAGAATTGGAGGCTATTGCAGTTCCAACTAAATATGCTCATTTATTCGATGATATACACGATGTTTATAATTGCTGCGAAATATTTGATGATAATGGTATTGTACATCAAGAAGAAGTTTGGTGTGAAGAAGATGAAGAATTATATGAAAAAGATTTGATACCATTAGTTGCATTTGAACCAAGCGATACACATATAAGATTATCCAATGTAAACACTGAATCATCAGCACAAGTTTTAAGTTACGTTGTAAATGAATTAAATTGGTTATTAGAAATAAAGCCTAAAACAGTAGTTTTAAAACAGATTTATAAAAAGAGTGTAACCCCAAAAACGTCTAAAAATAAAAGAGGATTTAATCAAGTTGCTTGGGCTTCTCTGGTAAAGTTAAGAGACGGTAAATGTACTGAGTGTAATAGTTTATATGATTTACACGCTCACCATATAAAGCCTTATAAAGACAATGAATCATTAAGATTTGATGTAAACAATGGGGTTACTTTATGTGGACAATGCCACCGAAAATGGCACAAAGAAAATGGTAGATAATTGCAATTATAAAATAATTAACTATATTTGCATACACCAAATCAGAGGGGTAGTAACAACACCTGCTGCCTCTCTTTTAAATATTAAAAACACAACCATGAGAGAGATGGTTAAGTTAAAAGATATTTGCCTGTAGTTAATAGATGTCTCTCTCACATCTATTTTCTATGGGCATTTTTTATTTATGAGAGAGTCAATGATAATTTACCGCTCGTTCTATGATGCTATCAAAGAGCTTGAGCCACTACACCAAGCGAAAGTTTGGGAAGCAGTTTTTGAGTACGGATTAAACCAGAATCAAATTGATTTAAGTGGTTTGCCATCTACAATCTTTAAACTTATTAAACCTCAATTAGATGCAAATTTGCGTAAGTATGCAAATGGCAATAAAGGAGGTAGACCAAAGAAAGCAAAAGAAAACCTAACTGAAACCAAAATAGAACCTAAGCATAACCTAAACGAAAGCAAAGTAAAAGCTAATGTAAATGATAATGATAATGATAATATAAAAGAATACAAAGAGAGTTTAAATTTATGGTTACAGTACAAGAAAGAGAAAAAGCAAACGTATAAACCTACTGGACTTGAAGCATTGAAGAAAACAATCGTTAAAGATTATCCAAACCCTTTAGACTTTACAAACGCTGTAGAGTATAGCATAGCAAATAATTACAGCGGTATTTATCCACCAAAAAAGATAACTTTGCAAACGCCAACGATAACACATAAAAGAGCAACATTAGATGATTGAAATAGAAAATAGCATAATAGGACAAATGTTTCTTTATCCTGATGCACACAACTTTATAATGAAATTGAACCCTTTATGGTTTAGCTCATTTAGAAAAGACGTTGTAACTACGATGCAAGAGTTATATATGAGTAATGAGCCTGTAAGTTTATCTTCTGTTGGTTTACGCCATCGTGAACATATCAGAGAGATTGCAACCATGCAAAACTATGTAACTACGAATGTAAATTTAGAAAAAGAGATTCTTCAGATTGAAATTTCTTACAAGAAAAACAACATTCAATCTAATATGGCTTATTTTAATTATGACCGTGATCTAAACGAAATAATCAGCGACATAAATTTGATGTTGCAAGAGAACACCGTAAGTGTTGGTCAGAAAGCAAAAGTAATTTCTTCAGTAGCAGGAAATGTAATTGACACTTTATACGAGGCAGTTCAAAGAGGAACTAACATGACAGGCATAAGCACAGGATGGAAATACCTTGACAAATATTTAGGCGGTTGGAATAAGGGCAACATGGTTGTAATAGCAGGTAGACCTGGAAGCGGAAAAACTGCAATAGCTTTATCACTTGCGATTGATTCATGTAGACTTGCAAAGGTTCTATTTATTTCTTTGGAGATGTCAAAAGAGGAACTTGCAAAAAGATATCTTTCCTTTATTGCTAATGTAGAAAACTACAAAATCCGAAGTGCAAGGTTGACTGAATCTGATTTAAAACAAATCACAGATCAGTTATACGGAATGAATATGGACTTCTTTTTAGACGATGGCAGTAATAGTGATATAAACGACATTGTAGCGAAGATAAAACTTCACAAGGCTAAACATGGTCTTGATATAGTTTTTATTGATTATATGCAGTTAATTAAAAGTCATCAGAAAATAAGAGAGCAAGAGATTGCACATATTAGCAGAACTCTTAAACTTTTAGCAAAAGAGTTAGGAATTACAATAATAGCACTCGCACAACTTTCAAGAGAAACTGAAAAACGAGCTGAAAAGAAACCAATGCTTTCAGACTTAAGAGAGAGCGGTCAAATTGAACAGGATGCCGATATTGTTTTGTTCCCATTTAGACCAGCGTATTACTCAGATGATAAACCTGAGATTGAAATGGATGCTGAGTTAATTATAGGCAAGAATAGACATGGGCAATGTGTATCTGTACCAATGTCATTTGAAGGGCGTTACACACGTTATAAAGAAATACTATGAAACAATATAAACACGGAGACCGCATTAGAATTTGGTGCGTTGACACAGTAGAACCCGAAGGAGGTTTTTGGTCAGAAGGTACAATTCAAAAAGTAGTAATTGAAAAATTAATCTATGTAGAAGATGGATCAAAAGAAATTGATTTAGAAAGTACAATAGAAAGTTTTGAAGGATATAAAATTGAAAAGATATGAACTACGAATACGAATACATCAAATTAAAAGCAGCACACACTCGTTTAAAAAACACCTACGAGAACAAACTTGAAAGTGCTAAGAGAGAAATCCAAGAGCTAAGACAAATGATTCTTAAGCCTGAGCAGAAAACAAAAAAGGTAGACAAGAACTTTGATGAACTACTCAGAATAGTTTGTCAGGAGTCCAACGTAATACCAAAAGACTTTTTCTCACGGTCAAGGAAGCGTGAGTATGTAATTGCAAGAGCAATGTTCTGTTATTTTGCATACAGAGAGTTAAATCAGTCACTAAAGAAAATCGGACTATATTTAAACCGTGACCACTCAACAGTAATTCACGGCAGAGATATGATAGGCGACTATTTAGACATTAATATGAAATTTGAAACTGCAATGCACAATAGAATTAAATCACGACTTAATGCGATTCCTGACGATTACATTGAAGAGGTCTTACGAATATCTCCATATTTGTCTTAACAATGAAGAGGAAGTCATCTACTATTGGAGAAAGTACACAAAGCTAGGATGGGAGTTAGTATCTGTAGACGAATCACTTACAACTAAGATAGTGTGGAAACAATATTGATAACTTTGCCCAAATTAAAAAGAAATTTGTTAAATCAAAAAGCCACAAATAATATCGGAGCTAACGCAGTCTAACTGGCTGCGTGAGTTCTGCATAAAGATTGCAGGTGAACTTTCAAGCGACTTATACCAAGAACTATTTGTTATCTTATGCGAAAAGACGGACGAATGGATAGAAGAAAAGTACAAGAGCGGATATTGGGAAGGCTTTGTAATTCGCATTTGTTTGAATCAGTATTACGGCAAATACACTAACTTCTCAAAGAATTTTGTCAAACCAATAGGACTATATGACACAGAAGGAGTTGAAATAATAGAAGAAAACGACTCAATGTACAAAGAGGCACTATATAGCACTATTGATGACATTGTAAGTTCTAAAGAGTGGTATGAGCAAAAGATTTGGACTTTATACTGTGAAGGCGACAACAAACTTGAAATCAAACCACGATCTGCAAGAAGCATAAGTAGGGCAACCGATATCAGTAGACAAGAAATACTCAGAGTAATTAACACAATCAAAAAAGAAATAAATGAAAGACTTGTTGCAAATTTTGGGGATAGCATCGATGAGCATAATTTGGGTTAGAGAGTTTGGCTACAGATTCAAAAAGCCTTTAGGATGTGAGTTGTGTCTATCGTTTTGGATTACCCTATTTTGGTTTCATTCCATCGAGGGCATACCCTTAGCATTTTTAGCAGCAGCAAGTTCAACGATTATAAATAAGTACTTATGACACAAGAAGAAATAAACTACATCATTACTGAGATTCAACCACACTTCACTAAGTGGAAGCATAGTGGTTTTATGAGGTTAGCACCAGAGGACTCAGTAAAAGTCAGAGACATCTACTTTAGGGAGATGGGCAGACCAATGCCGACTTGCTCTAATTGTTTCGTTGAATCACTATATTCGTTAATTGTAAGAGCAGAAGCACAACAAGAACTACAAGCAGCTACTATTGCAGATGATGAGCAAAAACCAAAAAGAAAGAGAAGAACAAGTTAAATTCGCTGAATACTTAGCACACAACTCTTATGTTCTTTATGACATCGTGAGAGGTGTTAGTTATTGGAGCAACGGGAAAGAAACAAAAACAACAAAACAACTACTAAGGGAATATGAACTCATTCGGAGGACTTTGGAATAATCAGCAGTGCTTTGATTACGAGATGCGTAACGGCATCCATTTAGATAATCCATCATTCGTAAATATGTATGACGATGTTGTAAATGAAATCACAACTCTGTTAGATATTAAAACACACACAGATTTAGGCGGTGGCGTAGGTGCTTATTGTTTAGCAATGAAAAAGAAAGGCATCAAAACTATTTACTACGATCTGAATGAACATCACTATGAATACGCCCACGAAAGAAACGTAGCAGATGAATATCATATCTGCGATTTTACAACCAAGAAAATCAAGGCAGACTTTGTTTCTTGCATAGAAGTAATGGAGCATATTGAAGATGACAAGTTAAAGCCTTTCTTAGCTAATCTAAAGTGCAACTACTTTCACTTCAGTTCAACTCCGCACTACTCTAATTTCGATAAAGAATGGGGACACATCAATATCAAGCCTGTAGCACATTGGGTGCATTTATTTGAGCAATGCGGATTCACTCTATTACTGGAGATGTCAAAGCCTACAAAGTGGAGTTTATTATTTAAGAAAAAAATGAACTAATAGTACATTATGTTGTTTGAAATTAAATTCGCTGAGTGGATTGCGGAGAATCATTGGCGTTGCTGCGATGAACACGACTTCATTTACTATTGGTGTTCTGAAAGCAAAGGGATGTCACAAGTACCAACAGATTTACTCTTTGATATTTTTTTAAATGAAAAAGCACACTAAAATATACTTAGACTATTTCGGTTACGATCAAAGCAGTTGGATACCTTGTGAGATGTGCGGACAAACGGCTAATGATATTCATCACATCGAAGCAAGAGGAATGGGCGGCAGCAAAACAAAAGATACAATAGAAAACCTACAAGCATTATGCAGAAAGTGTCACATGGAATTAGGCGATAAGAAAGAACACAAAGTAATGCTTAAAGTGGTACACCAAGTTAAAATGAACGAAAGAAAATGAAAGCAACAATAGAATTTGAACTACCTGAAGACCAGGAACAATATAACTTTGCAAACAAAGGATTTGACTACTTTTGTGTGCTATGCGAAATCGATGAGTTTCTACGTCAGAAAATCAAGTATAGCGAACTTGAAGAAAAAGAATATGCCTTACTTGAAGATACACGAGAGCAACTAAGGCAGATGCTATTTGAAAGAGGGATAAGTCTTTAAAAAAAAGTGAAACAAAAGTGAAACTATGGCAAACGAGCAGAACTTAAAACCATTTAAAAAAGGAGAGGTTCACAACCCTAACGGCAGACCTAAAAAGTTTACTACACTGATGAAAGAGAACGGCTATTCACTTTCTCAGGTGAACGATTCAATTCAGGTAATTATGTCAATGGATGAAAAGCAAATAAAAGATGTCCTTAAAAACGATGAAGCAACCATGCTTGAAAAGACCGTTGCAAAGGCTATAATAAAGAGCTACGAGAAAGGCTCTCTCTATTCAATGGACACGCTTCTATCACGAGTGTACGGAAAACCAAAAGAATCAGTAGAGGCAACTGTAGAAGCAAAAGTAATAAATGTAACTTTAAACTTGGACTAATTATGAGCGGAGGACAATTTGATTACGACCAATATAAGATTGGATATATTGCCGACAAAATAGAACAACTTATTGAAAAGAACGGTAAACCAAAAACTAAAGAAGAACTTAGAGAGCAATCATGGATAGATGAAGAATGGCTTGAGAGAAACCCTGAAGACAAAAATCATCACAAATACCCAAGAGTAGTAATAAAGAGATTTAAAGAAGCCGTTAACATTTTACGAGAAGCACAGATATACGCCCATCGAATAGATTGGTTATTGTCAGGAGATGATGGTGAAGAAAACTTTTTAAAACGTCTTAATGATGAATTAGATTTCTTTGACCAGGTTAATAAAAAAAAGGTATGACCGAAAAAGAAGCAATCATTCTTCTGATCTACTACAACGATTGGAGACGAGGCGAAGAAATAGAAATGCCTAACCCAACGCAGATAGGAATAGCACTTGATACAATTATAAACGAATATTTTAAAAGAAATGGAAACAACTTACTTAGGTAGTGCCTGGTCAGATGACTACGGCTTAAACGTCAGCATTAACATCGAGAAACTAAACGAAGCGATTAAAAGCGGAAAGTTAGAAGTAAACAAATACGGTGATGTTAGAGTGCGTGTACAAAAACTAAAACAACAGAATGAGAAGAGCAAAGCAACTCACTCTGTTGCCGTGCCAAAGCCAAAAGCACCCTTTTAATGAGAGTAATTTGTCTACTTGACGGAGCGAATGGCGTATCTTTCCACAGATTGTATACGCCCTATCTTCGTTTACAACAAGATCACGACATTACTGTAGATGTAAGTCTGAACCACGAAGATTGGCTAAACCTCGACTATCAGCAGTATGACTGCGTTATATTCAATCGTTGGTTAGGACGCTATCAGTACAACATACTCCCATTACTTGCAAAATACAAAGTGCCTTACATTGTTGACCTTGATGACTATTGGGTACTTCCAAAGTACAATCCAGCGTACAAGTTTTACAGAGCGTACATTAAAGATGGAGTTAAGAACGCTTTGACCTATGCCGATGGCGTACAAGTTACGACTCCACAACTTGCTGAAAAAATAAAGGAGTTTTACAAAGGCGACAACATTACGATAGCTGAAAACGCAGTAGACTTCACACAGAGTCAATGGAACATAAATAAAGACCATACACCGACTATCGGTTGGGTTGGTGGAATAAGTCACGTTGAAGACATTAAGTTGCTAAGTGGTCAAATTATACCAATTTGTGAGAAGTACGGCTATAGATTTATAATGGGTGGACACCACGAAAATAGTAGAATGTGGGCAGAGATGGAGAAAGCTATAACAGGAGAGAGTCAAAAGAACAGACCGACATGGTTTGAAACAAGAGTAGGGACAACACCTGATAAATACGCTGAGATTTATTCTGAGATTGATATTTGTTTAGCACCTTTGACGGCTCAGACATTTAACCGATATAAGTCAGAGTTGAAGATTGTTGAGGCTGCTGCGTACAAGCGTCCTATTTTAACGAGCAATGTAGAACCATACACCAACCACAAAAGCAACTTAGGAGTTTTCTTTGTGCAGAATAACGATTGGACTACACCGTTAACTCAACTTATTGAAAGCGGTAAAAGTAAAGATGTAGGTTTGATTAACTACAACTACTGCAACGAGCATCACAACATTAAAGAGATTAACAAAAAGAGAATAGATTTGTTACAGAAAGTATGTGGACCATAACGGTGACGCCAACGAAATGGTATAATCTCGGTGAACCCAACAACATGATATGCAAATAAACTACAAGCGACCATTTTTAACGAGTTATCAGAAAGCCATCTTAGATAGTCCTGCACGTTACACAATTACTGCAGCATCTACTAAGACAGGTAAAACTGCATCTCATATTATTTGGTTGTTTGAACAGAGTTTAGCATTAAAAGAAAACCAAGCGGTGTGGTGGGTTGCTCCTGTATACCAACAAGCAGAGATTGCATTTAGACGAATGAAAGCACAGGTCAACTCTCGTGACTTCTTCCAGAGCAATGAATCTAAACTTGTCTTGACTACTCCGATAGGCTCAAGGATAGAGTTTAAATCTGCAGAGAAACCTGACAACTTATATGGTGACGACGTTTTCGCAGCAGTATTTGACGAAGCATCAAGAGCAAGAGAAGAAAGTTGGTTTGCTTTACGTTCTACGTTGACGGCAACCAAAGGCAAATGCAAACTAATCGGTAACGTCAAAGGGAAAAAGAATTGGTTTTACAAATTGGGAGAGAAAGCCAAAGGAGGTGAACCAAACTTAGAGTACTTTAAAATAACCGCTTACGATGCAGCAAAAGAAGGCATCTTAGATGTAGAAGAAATAGAACAGGCAAAGCGTGACCTACCTGACTACGTTTTCAAAGAACTATACCTTGCTGAACCTGCTGACGATAATAGCAACCCTTTCGGGTACGATAATATAGAAAACTGTATAATTCCTACCCAATCGGGTATAGTTACGGCATACGGCATTGACTTGGCAAAATATACGGATTGGACGGTCATTATAGGACTAAATGAACAAGGCAATGTATGTCACTTTGAACGCTTTCAAATGGATTGGAGTCAGACAATGACAAAGATTTCTAACTTAATCGGAAACACTCCGACCTACTTAGACTCTACTGGTGTTGGTGATCCAATCGTTGAGCAGCTACAACGTAAGCACCCAAGAGTAGTAGGCTTTAAATTTACATCTCAGAGCAAACAACAACTAATCGAAGGCTTAGTTATGGCAGTACAACAGAGGCAAATCGCATTCCCTGACGGGAACATTGCGGACGAAATGCGTAACTTTGAATTTGAATATTCCCGAACAGGAGTAAAATATACCGCACCACAAGGACTACACGATGACTGCGTAATGTCGTTGGCGTTGGCGTGGGACTGCAAACAACACAACAAGAAAGGATTATTTTTTTATGCTTAACTGGAACAATATAACAATCAAAAAACTACAAGAGATCAACGAGATAGACAAGAACTGCAACGCTATTGAACGTACTGCATGGGTTGTATCTATTCTCACAGAAACGCCCTACGAAGAAGTAGAGCAATGGACACTTGACAAATTAAAGTCAATAGACCTTACGTTTCTTCAGGAGATACCAAAGAGCAAATTAAAGTTTACCTTTAAGCACAAAGGCAAACGATATAGACTCGTTAAAGCTGCTAAGGAAATGAAGGCTCACCATTTCATCGAATTGCAGGAGTTAATGAAGAAAGACACTATTGAAGTGCTGCCTGAGATAATAGCTTGTTTGTCTTATAGCGTGAATATCTTTGGACGCAAGAAAGAAGATGACTATGAGCAAAAGGTAAAAGACTTTGCAGATTTGCCATTGGTGAATTTCTACAATTACGCGGTTTTTTTTTCTCAACTTTATCCGAAGTTATTAGAGGCTACCCTAATCTATTTGAAGGAGAAGGAAGCGAAGATGAAGGAGATGCTTTCGGATGGCTTGGACTCATTGACCGATTAGCAGGTGGCAAACGTAATGAATGGGATATCATTCTTAACTTGTCATTAAAGGAGTTTTTGAATACTCTTTCGTTCCATATAACGGTAAAACGACAACAACAGAAAAGATTAGAAAAGGCAGCACAACAGGGTTTTGAGTCTTATGTATGTGCTTGTTTAAATGAGTTATTATAATTATATTTGTAATATAGTCAGGTGGCGAAATGGTAGACGCAAGTGTGGTAGAGAGGGTTGGTAAAATGACCGATGAAGATCAATACCTCAACACAATATTTATGTTTTGGACTCGGACTTTGAAACATAATTACAGGTTCGAATCCTGTCCTGACTACGGGTGATTGGTTATCACTACACAAGACATGCAAAAGGAAGTGGTGACGGCTCGGAAAGACGGGCAACATTGCCCTGTAGAATAATGGCAGTTCACCTCACTTTGACTGAGGGCGTTGAGGTTCGAGTCCTCACGGGGCAACGATTGATTTGGGACACTTTGCCGTAAAAATTATTTAAGTATAGATGGCTTTAAGTTTCAAGCACCAACCAACATCAGGCACAAGTTTTCTTCCTGCATACAACGACAACATTTATGTCGTGTCAGAATCTGCCTCAGGCACATATTCTCAATTTAACTTTAGATTCAACTGCGTGATTCAGGACTACGGTGGAGGCACACCGTTTTCTATCACAATGCTCAAAGCACCTATTTACTACAATAGTAATAACAAGGGCGTTTTTAACATTGGTCGTGTCCTTGAAAACTATGTTAGCTACGATTGGGACTACAACGATAGTGCAGCAAGTGGCTGCAATAATTCAGTTTTTGCTTATACTTCAAAGTTTGGCTACGAGTATAGCACAGGGGCAACATCTCCGATAGTGTTATCTACAGGAGTAACTAACGAATCTGTTAGAAAAGTTTGGAACGCTGCATTAAGTCCTGAAGAGTTAATGAACTACGCTGAGTCTGACTACAGAATGGCAACAGGATCAACAGCAAACTTCTTAACGCATAACTTAAATAAAAGAATACATATTGATCAAAAAGATTGGCTCTACGCTCTTCACGCTGGTGTACTTAATAGTTTGGATGTTGTTTTTAGTCCAAGTGGTTCTACGACTATCACTGGAACGGCTCAGGACATTACTCGTTTTCCGATTGGGGCAAACATACCAGGTGGCATACCTGTTGGAACAAAGTCCTACACTATCACTCCTAAGAATTCAGCAGGAACTACCGTAGGCAGTCCGTACACAATTACTATCGATGACCGATGTAGTAAGTACTCAACGGTAGATTTATACTTTTTAAATCGTTTAGGGGGTGTTGAATCATTCCGATTTAATATGCTGAGACGACAGAGTGTAAACTACAATAGGAAGTCTTACAATCGAAATCCATACACCTTAGACAACACGGCAATCACTTACACTTACGACTCGGAAAGCCATTGGAAAACTGATTACTATACTGACGAAATTACTCGATTTACTTTGAACTCTAACTTTATCACAGAGGCTGAGGCAGACTGGTTAAAAGAGTTAATCGGCAGTCCTTACGTTTGGATGTATGACGACACACTTAAAGCGGTCAATATAAGAACGAGTGAATATGAGCGTAAATACCACGTCAACGACAAGGTGTTTAACTTGACCTTAGAAGTTGAAGTAAGTGCAATGGACAAATCACAAAGAAGATGATAGAAATAATAGCGGAAGGGCTTCAGTTAGAGGTAGGCGGTGACTTACAGATATTAATCACTCGCCAAATAGCTGACATAAGAGAGCCTGAAAAGAGAACAAGTGATTGGTCAAAAAGTTTTACCTTACCTGGTACTAAAGTAAACAATAAGTTCTTTAATGCTTTCTTTGAGGTAGGCAAGTCAACCATAGGCGGCAACATTCAGCAGATTTCCGACTTTAAGGTAAACAAAAAGGCTCAATGCACAATCATTGCAAATGGCATGGAGCAACTCAGAGGATTTCTGAGATTAACAGAGGTAACTGTAAAAGGCACGAATGACATTGAGTATGTGTGTACGGTTCACGGTGAGACTGCTGACCTATTTACCAACATCAAAGACCTTAAACTATCTGATCTTGACTTCAGCGAATACAACCACGTTTTAAATAGAACCAATGTCATAAATTCTTGGGACACAGAGATTATAGTTGACGGAACAGGAGTGACATTTGAAAAAGGCAGAGGCTATGTTTATTCTCAAATGTTTCCAAAAAGGGAAACTAAAGGCTACAATTCTAATGAGTGGTCTGTTGCTGACCATACTCCTTGTCTGTATGCAAAGACCGTAGTAGACAAGATATTTGAAAATCAAGGCTATAGATATACAGGAGATTCCTTTTTTAATAGCACACGTTTTAAGAATCTAATTATACCTTACACTAACTATGGATTTAATGTAAACGATGCAGATGTAGAGGATAGAATGTTTCGTGCGCAAGTTACAGGTGCTACTACTTTAGACACCACAGGACAAAATGTTTTAGGAGATACATTACCAGCTTCTAACGATTCAACAGGAGGCAATTTTGACAACGGTAATAATTACAATCCATCAACTTACAAATACACCGCTCCTGCATCAGCACGTTATGAATTTTATTTGTATTTAGACGCTTCATTTAATATAACTATTGCAGACGATTCAGCAGCTTGGGCAAACTTTGCAGTTGTTGTAGATGGAGTATATACTTCTCAAATTCAGATTTTATCAAAAGTTTTATCTAATCAGGTTGTATTTGATGACACAGGAGTGGGTGCGGCAAATGTAATTGATGGAAAACAAGTAGAAATAAAGTTTACAGGATGCTACGTAGAAGATCCGTCAACAGGAGGTTTGATATTTCAGCCATCTTTAAGCGTAAACAATGGCACTTATTGGTATAATTTAAGCACATCAACTAACTTTTTTTATAATAATATAGTTCCATTTGAAAGTTTCTTCGTAGGTGATTTCACACAAACAGAACTCTTGACAAATTTCATCAAGATGTTTAATCTTTATATTGAGACAACACTTGATTCAAAGACTTTAAGAATTGTTCCTCGTGATGATTTCTATGCTGGTACTGTTGACTATTCCCAAAAGTTAGATTATTCGCAACCTTATGAGATTGTACCTTACGGAGACTTACAAGGCAACCCTTACAAGTTCACTTACAAAGAAGGCAAAGACGAAGAGAATAGTATTTACAAGACGCAGACAGAACAAATCTACGGTGAACGTACCTATAGAATCGACAACGACTTTGTAAAGCAAGAGAAAAAGATAGAGGTGACATTCGTCCCCACTATGATGACTGAGGATTTTGGTACTCGTAGATTCTATTCGATGTGTACAACACCTGACGGTCAAATAGGTGAATTAAGAGTGCTTTATTTCTATGGTGCTGTAACTGTACCTTTTTACTATCTCTACAACACAGGCGGTAAAACACCAGGAGACATCATCAATAAGTATCCAATGACGCTGCACATTGACGATACGGCAGACATGAATTTTGATCTGAACTTCGGAATGCCTATTTATGTCGACACGAAGTTAGGCATTGAATACACGAATCAGAATCTTGTCAATTTATACTACTACAAAACACTCACAGAAATAGCAGATAGGGATTCAAAGATATTTAAAGGGTATTTCAGAATAACTCCTAAAGATTGGCAGACAATGAAGATGTCAAACCTTTATTTTTTTGAAGGGCAATATTGGAGACTTCAAACGGTTACTGATTACAACCCTTTGATTGACGATGTTTACGAATGCGAGTTTTTACTTGCTAAATACTATCCTCCATTTTCACGCACAAAAAAGCAATTAGGCTTTTCAGATGCTATTAACTCTGGGGGCGGAGCAGAACTCATTCCATTTGGCAATAAAACCAATAGTACAGGCTCTTCAACTCGCGGAGTATACGTCGGAAATAACACAGGTCGTGGCGGTGAAAACGTAGTAGTAGGTAACCTTAACGCAATAGGCGGTAGTCACAATGTGGTTACAAGTTCAGAGCGTGTTGTAATTCCCGACAACTACGAAAACGTGACTGCATTAAGATGCGATAACTACAACGTGCCTTACACAGAGAGACTCTACATTGAAAACTATCCATGCTTAGGAAGTTGGATGTCAGGCGGTAAAGTTGTGACCATTGTACACTCAATGAGTCCGTATTTAGCGACTTCAGAAGATTGGCTAATACTGTGCAACACTTCTTCTGGAAATATAACGGTAACTCTTCCAACACCAACTGCAGCAAATAGCGGAAAAATGTACACCATCAAAAAGACTCAAAGTAGTCACTCTGTAACGATAAACGCAGGAGATGGCTCTATATTAATAGATGACACAACCACACACACACAAAACGCAAAAAATAGCTTTCATCAAGTAGTATCAGACGGCACTCAATATTGGGTAATAACAGACTAAAAAAATGGCAATAGAAACCGCAGTAAAAATAGACGTAGATGTTAACGGCATACAAACCGTACAACAGGCAGCAACAGTTTACGAAGATTTGGGAGATGCAGTTGCAAAAACCCAACGAGAAGCAGAGGCTTTAGCTCTTCAATTCGGAATAAACGACAAACGGACTCAAGAGGCGATAAAGACTGCAGGGCAGTATAAGCAACAACTTGAGCAATTAGACCAGGCAGTAGACGCTAACAGAGGCAACACTCAAAAACTATTTGGTGCAGTTCAAGGACTTGCTGCAGGTTTTGAAATTGCTGCAGGTGCTATGGCTCTTGTAGGAACAGAAAGTAAAGAACTTGAAAAGTTACTTGTAAAGGTTCAAGGTGCTATGGTGTTAGCACAAGGCTTAAAAGACCTTAACGAATTCAAAGGTTCTATTATTGGAATTGCTACTAACATAAAGAACTTCTTAATTCCTGCCTTTACAGGAATGAGAAACGCTCTTATATCAAGTGGTATTGGTGCAGCAGTTATTGCGGTTGGAGCTTTGGTTGCTAATTTCCTTAGATTAAAAGAAGCATCAGAACAGGCAGCAGCAGCACAGAAAAACTACAACGATCAATTACTCGCTTTAAGGAATGAGCGTAAACTTTTATTAGAAGGTGAAAAAGCAGTAGTTGAAGAAACCCTAAGAACAACACAAGCAAGATTAAAAGCAGGTCAAGATGAATTAAAGCGTCAAAAAGAATTCAATGAAGAATACTACAGAGGAGTTGAGGCTCTGGGTAATCAAGTCAGACAATCTGAAATCGATAGACGTAACGAAAAAATAAAAGCCCAAGCACTTGAAAACGAGCAATTACTAAACGAACAATTAAAACTATCTAAGCGTTTAGAAGAACTTAAAAAACAAGAAGTAAAGACAACTACACAAGTTGCAAAACAAGGTCTTACAGACGAGCAAAAAGCAAAAATAGAGTTTGATAATTGGAGTAGACAACAAAGAGAAAAATCAGCACAAGAATTAAGAACTTTTCAAGGCAAACAATTACAAGACACTACAGGAGCATTACAAGCACAAGCAGCTGCAAACATAGCGGCAACAAACGTAGTTATTGAGCAAACAACAGATAATCAGTTAAGCAACATCGAAAGGCTTAAATTAGGCGTTAGTGCTTTTGGTGTCGACTTCGTAAATACTTTTGTAAACACTTTTGCTGCAATTTCAGAACTTACAACCGCTTTTGCTAACGAATCAGAAGCAAGTCAACGTAAAGCATTTCAAGTCAGAAAAGCATTATCTTTAACTACTGCAACTATTGCAACAGTTGAGGCTACTTTAGAGGCTTTTAAAAGTGCATCGGCTTCTCCAATCACAACGGTATTTCCTGCTTACCCTTTTGTACAGGCAGCAACTGCAGCAGCGTTTGGTATTGCTAAAATAGCGACAATTTCAAGACAACAATTTAATCCTAATTCAACACCATCACCGTCAGTTGGTTCTGTTTCAACTGCTCAGACATTCAACGCACCAACTACAAGACTTCCACAAGGTCAAGACATTTTGACACAAGAACGCAGAGTATTTGTGTTAGAAGGTGACATCACAAGAACACAACGAAGAGCAGCGACTAATCAGAATGTGAGCGTGTTAGGTGGGTAAAACAAAGCCAAAAAACAACAATCAATAATTATAATAGAATGGATTTGCCAATTTACAAATTAGTAATCAATCCTGAGGATGAAACAGGTGTTGAATTTGTGTCACTTGTGACCAACCCTGCAATAGAAAAAGAGTTTCAATATTTTAGTGAGCAAGACTTTGTTGATCCAAGACCAGGAGAGAATGAAGGTGAGTTTATATCTCGTTGTGTAGAGAAAGTCATCAACGAAGGTTACGAAAATGAACAGGCAGTTGCAATCTGCTATTCATATTGGGAAGGTGGCAAGTTCGATAAACATGAGTTCTTCAATGACTACCCAAAAGCAGCATCACAAAACGCACAGAGAGGAATTAACCTGAACGAGGCTATCGGCAATGACTGTGCTACTTTAGTAGGTAAGAACAGAGCAAGACAATTAGTAGCTCGTGAGAACCTTTCATTGCAAACGATAAAACGCACTTACTCTTATTTGTCAAGGGCTAAAGAATATTACAACCCATCAGACACAAAAGCCTGTGGAACTATCAGCTATTTATTATGGGGTGGAGAAGAGATGCTTCGTTGGACTGAACGCAAGTTAGAAGAGTTAGAATTAAGCAAGGCACGTAAAGCAACATTTGAGATTCAGAACGAAGAGAAGCGTATTATCTCAGGTGCTGCAATGATTGCTGATTTACCGATTTATCGTTACGATGATGTAAGGGGTGAATACTACGTAGTTTTTGATAAAGAAACCATTTTTGAAATTGCTAAGAAATGGGCAAGAGGGGACAAATACGATGCAGTAAATATTCATCACGATAAAGCAGTAAATGGACTTTCTTTATTTGAGTCATTCATTGTTGACAGAGAGCGTGGCATTATGCCTCCAAAAGGTTACGAAGAAGTAGCAGACGGAAGTTGGTTTTTGTCTTACATCGTAAATGATGAGTCTATATGGCAGAGAGTAAAAGAGGGTGAGTTCAAAGGTTTCTCTGTTGAGGGCTTTTTCGACTTTGAAGAGACCGTAGAAGACAAGATTGCCAATGCCATGATGAAGAAACTAAAGAGAGTCTTGGAGCAATGGGATGGGAAAAATTGAGCCAAAAAAAACAAACCACTAATTATATATAAAATGAATTCAAAAGAAGTAATCAAAGAAATCAGAACCTTGTTAGGTTTCTCAGAAGAGAAACAAGAGGTGAAGATGGAAACTGCCACATTAGTAGATGGCACGATCATTGAATGGGAGGGCGAACTTGCAGTAGGTACTGCTATCTTTGTTCAAACTGGCGAAGGTCTTATTCCTGCTCCTGACGCTACTCACGAAGTTGAAGGCGGTATGCTTGTAACTACTGAAGGCGGTATCGTAACTGAAATCGTAGAAATTGAAGAAGAAGTTGAAGTTGAAGTTGCAGCAACTGAGTTTGCAACCGTTGAGTCTTTCAACTCTTTGTTAGACAAGTTCAATGAAGTTGTAGCACGTCTTGAGGCTATCGAAAAGAAGAACGTAGAGCAAGAGGCTAAATTCAACTCAATGAAAGACATCTTTTCTAAGACCGTTGACTTAGTTGAAAAAGTAGCAGATTTACCATCTGAAGAACCACAAAAAGCACCTGCAAAACTTTCTAAGAAAGAGGAGCAGTTCGCAAACATCATGAAAATTGCACAAACCCTAAAAAATAAATAAAAAAATGGCATTTAACGTATCAGCCTTAGCAAATTACACCAACGAGCAGTCTACAGAGTTAGTACTTAAGTCTTTGTTTGGTTCAAAAACTGCAGCTATTTTACAAGCTGCTGGTCAAGTTCAAGTAGGTGTGAAGTCTGCAGAGGCTTTGAACATCCTTACTTCTGACGTTTACTTTCAGACAGACGGTTGTGGGTTTACCAGTTCAGGTAACACTACTTTCACTCAGCGTGTAATCACTGTTGGTAAAATCAAAGTTGAAGAAGAATTGTGTCCTAAGACTTTGGAAGCAAAGTGGATGCAAACCCAAATGGCTGCAGGTTCTCCAACTTCAGTACCTTTCGAGGAGCAAATCGGTCAAGACAAAGCGAACAACATCGCTAAATTGTTAGAAATCGCAATGTGGCAAGGTGACACAGCAACAACCAACACTAACCCTAACACTAACAAGTTTGATGGGTTCATCAAGTTGATTGACGCTGCTTCTGCTTCTACTGTTGCTGGTAACACTTCTTCTGCAACTTCTATCACAGTTGCAAACGTAGACGATTTGATTGACAACATCTACAACGTAATCCCTGCAGACATCGCTGATGCTTCTGACTTGGTTTTGTGGGTAGGTATTGACACTTTCAAGAAGTATACTACTGCTCTTAGAAACAACAACTTGTTCCACTACGCTGCTGATAGCGAAGGTATGGAAATCACAATTCCTGCTACCAATGTAAAAATGATTGCAACAGGTGGATTGAACGGAACTAACCGTATGTTCTTAGGTCGTTTAAATAACTTCTTTATAGGTACTGACCTTGCTAACGAACTTGAAGAGTATAAATTCTGGTATTCGGTTGATAATGACATAGTTAGATTCCGTGCTACTATGAAATTTGGATGTCAATTTTCCTTTCCAGATCAAATAATTTCTTTTAAATTAGCTTAATTTCATAGAATATGAGCTGCTCTCTAACTTCGGGATTTGTATTAGACTGTAAAGATTCAGTAGGTGGCGTTAAAGCCATCCATTTGATTAACTTTGCAGCAACAGGATTTACCGTAAGTGGTGGAGAGGTTACAGCAACCACCATCGCATCAGGCAACGTATATACTTACGAAATGCCTAAGGGTGTGGGTTCTATGACTACCACTACTAACGTCTCACAAGAAAACGGAACTGTATTCAACCAAACTGACGTAGTTGCTCGTTTGAGAAAACTTGCTACTACTAAGCGTAACGAATTGAAACTTCTTTCTCAAAACAGAGTATTCTGTATTGTAGAAGATAACAATTCGACTTACTGGTTGGTTGGAAGAGAATACGGTTGTGACATTACTGCTATGACTTCTGAAACAGGAACTGCAATGGGTGATAACTACGGCTACAATTTCACACTTAGTGCTATTGAGTCTGAAAGTCCTTACAAATTACAGGCTTCTGTTGTAACTGCTCTCTCAATTTAAGTTTTCATAGTTTGTTTCATGCAAAGGGGTGGCTTCGGTCACCCTTTTTTATTTGCCAAAAATCGACTTTTATTATTTAAGTATAGATGCTGCATATAACTAAGCAAGATAGCAAAGACTTTTACTTGACTTTGACGGAGAAAACAACAATCTCCAATCCTACTTATTTATTCAGTTTAAAATCTCGTCAAACAGATACTTTTAAAAACTTCATCTTACCAGATACTTCAAATTTTAAAGAGCGTTACAACAAATTTGAATTTACTGAAGGAGACACAGACGCAACTACTTTAGATGTTGGAGAGCATTTATATACTATTTATGCTCAGATTTCTCCGACTAATACCAACCCAAACAACGCTGATGAAGTTGTAGAAACAGGTATATTTAAAGTATTACCATTGATTAACGAAGAATTATTTTACGTAGTTGAGTAAGAAGATTTACATATCAGAAAAGCCAATAGGCAAAGAGCATCAAGTAAACCTTGATAAAGAAATCTTTGTTACGCAAAGAAGCATAGGCTTTGAGAGGCAAGTTGATCTGACTAAAGAAATTTATGATGTTGACGCTTTATCTGCTTTCTTTCTTATGACTGAGAGTAATGACTTTTTACAATTAGAACAAGGAGGGCGAATAGTAAGTTATTATGGGTAATCAAAAAATCTCACAACTTGAACCGATTGGAACTATCGATGTAAACCAGGATAGCATTCCTATTGTTGACTATTCCGAAAATCTGACAAAGAGAACAAATCTTGCAAATATCGGAGAAAGGGTTTTAGAAGCTAACACAACAACTAATTTAGCAGAGGGAACAAATCTATATTTTACAAATACACGAGTTTATACAAAAGTAAAAGCCTCATTAATTGCAGGTTCAAACACTTCAATTACTTTTAATGATGCTTTACAAACTATTACAATAGCATCTCAAGGTAATGTTCAGAGCGTTAACACAAAAACAGGTGCAGTTGTTTTAACGACAACAGATATAAACGAAGGCACAAACGAGTATTTTACGGCTGCAAGAGTTAGAGCAGTAGTTTTAACAGGTTTATCATTAGTTACAAATGCGGTTATTTCTGCTACTGATTCAGTTTTAGTTGCATTCGGTAAATTACAGGCTCAGATAACTGCAAACCTTACAACGCTTACTACTCACGTTGCTGACACAAATAATCCTCACGCAGTTAACAAAACACAAGTAGGCTTAAGTAATGTGGCTAACGTAGACACCACAAACGCATCAAATATATCAAGTGGTACATTAGCTGATGCAAGACTATCTTCTGCGGTTACAACGCAAGGCAACACATTTAACGCTGCAAATAAACTTGTTCAATTAGACGCATCTGCTAAACTTCCAGCAGTTGACGGAAGCAATTTAACAAATCTACCAATACCTCCATCAACAGGAGGCAATCTATATTTATTCTATAACTACTAATGGCTGCAAATACATCACCAATTTTCGCACTTGTACCTGAAACTAAAATAGTAACGGTAACGGCTGCAACAACAGATAGAACAGGTGCGACTACAACTAATCTTGTTGAACTATTAACCGCTACAACTGACGGCACAAAAATCACTCAGATAGGGGCAAAGGCAGCAGGTTCAAATGTTGCTACAAGCGTTTTGATTTTTATTACTAATACAAGCGGAACAAGTCCTAAATTATATGATGAAATTGCAATGGCTGCTGTTACTGCTTCAACAACTGTAACATCTCAAAGGGCAGTGACCGCATATTCAGACCTACAATTAAAAAGCGGACAAAAAGTTTTAGTAGGAATAACGGCTGCGGTAACTGATGGAATAAACATTTTTGCAATAAAAGGAGATTATTAATGCCTGACTTTGGTATTTTTAGAGGTTTTAATGATAAATTGTTTGGTAACAAATTATATGCTGGGCAATTACCAACGCAGTTGGGAAAAATTGGAAGTGAAAATTTTGGCTATTTATATTTACTTAATGATTATCCAAACGCAGCGGCTGCATATTCATTGCGTAAATTAAGAAGTGCGTACACAGGTAGTGCTATTCGTGTCCGTAGAGCATCAGATAACACCGAGCAAGATATAGGCTTTGTTAACAATGTGCTTGATACATCTTCATTAACAAGTTTCTGCAGCGGAACTAATGGATTTGTTACTACTTGGTATGACCAAAGTGGTAACGGCTACAATGCAACTAACGGAAATGCTGTAAGTCAGCCCCAAATAGTTAGTAGTGGTAGTGTTATTTTAGAAAATGGACAACCAACTATAAATTTTTCAGTTTCTAAAGAACTTCAAACTGGACTTTTTGCTTCCGTTATTTCACAACCAAATACATATTTTATAACGGTTAACAAAGCCAATCATAATGGTTATTTGTTTGAAACAAGTGGAGGAGGAGCAAGACAAGCACAAGGAGATGACACTTGGGTTTTTGCAGGTTCTGTGGCATTAGGTTTTTATCCAACAGCGGATTTAGGAAGTCAAAAATTATTAACTATTTTATTCGATGGAGGAAGTAGTATTAGCCGAATAAACTCAATAGCCAAAGGTTCTGGTAATCCAGGTTCTAACGGTCAAGGAGGTATACGTTTTGGAAGAAATGCGAATTCTTACAATATGCAGGAATTTATAATTTATCAAGGAAACCAAACAAACAACTTCTCTGGAATTGAAACCAACATAAACTCATTTTACTCTATATATTAATGCAAGGCTACAAATACACAACCGAACAAGACGCAATTAACGCACGTGAGGCGTGTGACGCATACTACGGCATCCCTAAATCACCCGATGATGTAACCCAACATTGGGTAGACTACAACTTTGCAGAATTAAACGATCCGCAATTTTGGTATATAACGTTTGACGAATCTTTGTTGCCTATTTTAGGACAACCAATAGAATTTGAAGTGATACAACCTAACCCATTCGATGAAGCTAACTGATACAACCGCTAACGCTTTAACGACAACGTCTTTTGTAGGTGCTTTTAGTAGCATTGCTACAACTTGGAATCCAATCATTTCTGCAATCGGTGGAATTATCGCAATAGTTACAGGCTTACTTGGTGCTATTTATTACATTAAAAAATTACGCAAATGATTGACCGAATATTTAAAAATTGGAAATCTACTGCTTTAGGAATTGGAGTTATGGGCGTAGGCTTTTTGCTTGTATGGTTTGAAAAAGCAACATTAACTGAGTTTACGGCATTTATTGGTGGAGGTTTACTACTTTTATTTTCAAAAGATGGCAAAGCAGCAGATTAACCTATTTAAAGCAAAGCCAACTAAAAAACTTAGACGGCACACCAAACACAAGAATAAACACAAATCAACTAAACCATATAACGCACAAGGAAGATGACAGAATTTGCAAGAATAAACTTTGCCGAAAGCAAGATACCTGTTTTCAAAGAAAATAAGGCGAAGAACTATATAACCTACGGTACTGACAACAAGTATCCTCAAATGCTTATTGACCTTTACAACTCTTCTCCTAAACACGGGGCGTTGGTATCACAAAAGGCTCAATACATTGCAGGTGATAAAACAGAGGTCATAGCAAACAACACAGAGCAACTAACAATCGCAAATGATAAACTTGCTTCAATTAACGCTTACGAGTCCTTTGATGACGTTAAATCAAAGATTGCTGCTGACCTTGAACTCTTTGACGGATTCGCATTGGAAATTATTTGGAACAAGGCGAAAACCTCCATAGCTGAGATTTATCACTTACCATTTCAAAATGTTCGTATTTCTTTGGACGGTCACTATTGGTATGCTGAAGATTGGAGCGATAGAAAATTAGATCCTATTTACTACTATTGCTGGAATCCAATCACTCGTGAGAACAAGCAGTTGTATTATTTTAAGATGTACAAAGCAGGTCAAGGTGAGTACCCAACTGCACCGTATCAGAGTGCTTTAAAATACATCGAAATAGACACGGAGATTGCAAATTTTCATCTTAATAGTATTAAGAGTGGTTTCTCAGCACAAACTCTTTTACAACTCTTTAAAGGCGTTCCAACACCTGAAGAGATGCGTCAGACTATTAAGAGATTTAAAGAAAACTTTAGCGGCACAGATAATGCAGGTTCTATAATCATTCAGTTTAATGATCCTAACGAAACTCCATCTGTAGTCAACAACTTAGCACCATCTGACTTTGACAAGCAGTTTGACCTTTTAAACCAAACTGTGCAGCAAGAAATTTTGATGGCTCACAGAGTTACTTCTCCGATGTTGTTCGGAATAAAAACAGAAGGTCAACTTGGTGGGCGTTCAGAACTAATAGAATCTTACGAGGCTTTCCAAACTGCTTACATTGAGCCACGTCAAAACCAAATGGATAGAGCGTTGACTTCTATTTTTAAGTTTATTACACCTGTAACCCTAAAAACTAAAAACAAGCCTCCTATCGGTTTAGATTACATCCAACTATTTGAGAAAGGAATTATATCACAAGCTGAGGCAAGAAGAGAGTTAGGCATGAGCGACACCGTTGCTATGTCTTCACATTCTAATTGCAATCACAATCCTTTTGGTTGGGATGATGACAAAGACTTAGCAGTATTTGAGCAATTCGGAGAGTTGGCTTCTAAGTTTGAAAAAGTCCCTTTTGATTTTGCCTCTGCTCTTGAACTTATTATTCTGCAGTTTTTGAACGGAAACACAGAGTTAACACTTCAAGACCTTGCTAACAACATTAAGCAAGATGCTGATAAAGTAGCGGAGGCAGTAACCAAATTAATCAATGACGGCTTAATCACCTCAGCAGATAACATTTTAAACGTGACAGAGCAAGGTACTAAGACGCTTGTTGACTCAGGTTTAGGCACAGAACTTTTAGTGCGTTATACCTACGAAAAAGGACCTGGAATAAGCGGCTCTGAAATCATTCCTACTTCAAGAGATTTTTGCAGAAGTTTAATTGCTTTAAATCGTGTGTACACTCGTGAGGATATAGATACAATTTCATCAAGAGTAGGTTACAACGCTTGGGAAAGAAGAGGCGGTTGGATGACAGTTAAAGGCTCTTCACCTGCTATTCACGTCCCTTATTGCAGACACATTTGGAAATCACAACTATTAAGAAGAAAAATCAATGGCTAACTTTGTATATTTCATTTCAGTTACCTACTTAAAGGATAACACACCCATCAACGAAAATCTTGATGATAAATTACTTAAAAGTGCTATAAAAGAGGCACAAGAAGTGTATATTCGTGACATCATTGGTAGCGGTATATATGACGAACTGCAATTGCAGACCTTTAACGGTAACGTAACTGCTGACAACACGACTCTTTTAGATTCATATATTGCACCCTGTTTAAAGTATTATACTTTAGTTGAGTCAATGCTTCCGATGACTTTTAAATTTTTAAATAAGTCCGTAAGTTCAAGACAGGCAGAGTTTGCTCAACCTATCACTCCACAAGAATTAACTCTAATTGAGCAGAGATACAGAGATAAGGCAGAGTACTATGCTGAGAGATTGCGTAACTTCTTAAAAGAGTACCCACAAATTTATCCTAAGTATTTAAACCCTGGTAGTGGCTTCGATGTCATTAAACCAAAAAATACTGCTTTGTTTGGCGGTATGTACTTGCCCGGTACTAACGATGATTGCTTTTCAAATTATGACTTCCCAGAAGAATAAATGGCGGTTAAAAAACGAACAGAAACTAATCAAACTTTATGACGTTAAATCAGATTATCAAAAAAATTCAGACTCAAGCAGAGTCCCACAAAATGGTGGGAAAGTTCGCAGTAGGGGCTGACTTTGATTTTGCAGTTGAAGAGGTTAAATACTATCCTTTGGTTTGGTTAGTTCCTAACGGTTTTCAATTCAATACAGAAACAAGATTAGTGACTTACAACTTTGAACTTATGGTAATGGATAGAGCCTTTGAAAGTAGCTCTAACACTATCGAGGTGCTTAGTGATAGTGCAGGAATTATTTTAGACATTGTCACTCTTCTTCGTAGAAACGTGACTGAAACAGACTTTGAATTAATTGTAAATGCAGCAGCAGAACCATTTTTTGATAGCAGCACAGACGTTGTTGCTGGTCATTCTATTAGTGTTAGTGTTAACACGCCCTACCTCGAATCCTACTGTGACATCCCCACCTGATACGAGTAGGCTAATCATAATCAGAGAAATTTATGAGATTGAAAAAAAGCACGACAGTATTTACAAAGTGTTTGCTGATAGCATTACTTCTGTTAACACCACAGAGAGTTTATTGTCAATTCTCCGACAGCACGATAAAAGAAATTAATTTGCGTCTGTTAGAACTTCACAAATGCCGCCAAAAACAGGAAAAATACATAGTTTTGGCGACTTTAGATAGTGCCACAATTCAAGAGCAGCACAGTCAAATAATCAAATTAAAGAACGACAACTTTGAAATAAAAGGTCAACGCAATAGGTACAGAGATTTTTGTATAATTAGTTGGTCTATTTTGATTTTGTCAATAATACTATGAAACTACAAGACTTAGTTTATCATTACATTGAGAAGCACCCTGACCACCCAAAAAGGACTTTAGCTAAATTAATAGTTGAAGAAAATCCAACTATTGGGACAATTGAATCTATAAGGAGTACTATTAAACACGTTACTGGTTCTCATGGTGTCAAAAATCTAAAATACGCTAAAATGCACACAAAATCTACCATACAAGAAGGTTTGCAAAAACTTAAAGTGCAATCCCACAACAAAGAGATGCAGAATGTTCATTTAGGTCAAGGACGCTATTTAATTCTATCAGATATTCATATTCCTTACCACGATGAAAATAGTTTGACTACGGCTCTTGAATGGGGTTTAAATAACGATGTTGACTGCATTGTTCTAAATGGCGATGTCATGGACTGCTATCCTGTTAGTTCTTTCATTAAGGAAGTTGGTATGCCATCTCTAAGAGAAGAGATAGAAATGACTAAAGCGTTTTTAACTTACCTGAGAGAGTTGTTCCCTGAGATTCCTATTTACTATAAATTAGGCAACCACGAAGAAAGGGTAAGAAATTATTTACTTCGTCAAGCAAAAGAGTTTAGTGACGT